CATTAAGTAAAACCAACGCAGAAGATGTAGATACAAAAGCAGAAGACCACGCATATGATGCACTAAGGTATATGCTTATGACAAGGATGACAGGGTATGTATCGATTCATAAAACGCTTAATGGCATCAAGAATCAGGTATATCAAGTCCACGATCAAACATTCGGATATTAGTAAATGAATCAACAAGATTTTGTTAAAAAGGTAAATGATAAAACTCTTACTGTAAAAGAAGCCTTTGATCATTTACTTACTCGACCTGATGTAAAAGACGCTATAGATCCAAAAACTAAAAAGAAAACTACTAGCACTTTTGATCAGATAAGAGGGTTACGTGACAATATTGATTTTGATTTAAATAAACCATTTTTTGAAGTTTATAATACAAAAGAATTTTCTGAAGCATTAGCCGTACCAACAAATCGTTTCAAAGAAATGAGTCGATTTGAAACTATATTTAAAAAGGCTTTAGTTGACACAGACTTCAAAGCGTCTGATCTTGAAAAAATATCAGGTGCAGGTGGTAAAGCTGATGCGTTTGGATTAGGAGGAGTTCAAAACAGGGGTAAAGACCCCATGCGTGGAACTATACTATCTAAAGATTTTGATAGCATATTTGACAAAGCGATTAAAACTGCGAAGATAGATGAAGGCACAAGATTATTTGCTATATATGAAAAATACACAGGGCAGAGAGTTGATAGTGTTGTAGGAAAGTTTGGACTAAAATTAAGTGACTTGACTCCCGGAGTTGATGCTCAAACAGGACAAGTGTATGTAGATGTAGCAGGTAAGTTTAGTGCGACAAAGACACGACCCACTGTAAGATACACAGATGAATTTGCAGAGTTTCTTATAGATACCTTAAACAAAGCAAAAGAAAAAGCAGGGCCTGACGCTAAGTTTACCGAAATAAATCTATTTCAAACAACAAAAACTAAAATGGATGATTTTTGGAATACCAACATTAGACCTGAATTAGAAAAAAAGTTTGAAGCTCAATTACCTTTGAATAAAGAAACAGGCAGAGGGTTTGCTACTCCTAAAGTTCTCAGAAAGATAATAGCACGACAATTAGTTGATGAATTTAAAGTATCAAAAGAATTAGTTAAAAGTTGGATGGGACATGCAGGAGCAGGAGTATCAGTAAGTGGCGATATTTTAGAAGATAATTATACAGGTGTTATACCTGATGATCGTATAGGTGCTTTATCAAATAACTTGATTAGAAATGATGGCTACAATATATCAAGAGGTGGCACTGTAAACAATCTGTTTAAAAGCAGAAAAGTAACAGTAGATTCATTTAAACCTGAAAGTAACAAAGCTTATTTAAGTTTTACCAAACCATACGCTTTTAATGATGGTAACGTAGCAGGACAAAAGCCAGTCGTAATGTCCATGACTGCATCACAAAAAAAATTGTATGCACAACTTGATCAAGAACAAATAACTGTATCAAAAGGTAGAGAGTTAAAGCAACAACTAAAGAATTTAGGATTAGAAAAAAAGGCTTTAAAAGAAAGATTAAAAGTAGCAGGGAAGTCAGAAGAAGTTTTAATTCAAGAAGAATTAGCTAAACTAAAAAAGAAAGAAGCTAAAGCTAAAGCAAAAGGCATAGCTTTAGAAGAAACAACCCCAAAAGATCCAACAGAATTTAGTGAGGGACTAAAAGCAGCTTTGAAAAGAAATGGCATAGTGATAGGTGCTTTGTCAACAATTACTAAAGTAGCAAAATCTGCACCATTCATAGGTGGCCCAATTGAATATATGGAATCAAAACAAAAAGGTGAACCAGAAGAACAGGCAAGAGCTAAAGGTTTAATAGGAGCAATTTCACCAATAACTACTGGTGATATAGAGACGGCTGAAAAAGTTGTGGGAGCAGCAGCTCAACCTTTAGTCGATGAAGCAAAAAAATCCATGCAAGAACAAGACGTGAGTTTCTTAGGAGGAATTATGTCAAGTTTTGGATACCCAACAGGAGGAGGATTTTCTTCTGGTGGATTTATAAGTAAAAAACAATCAAGGAGATAAAAATGGCAGGTAATCTTAATCAAGGTGCAGCTTATATTATGGGATCAGATAAAACATCAGTAGATGATGCAATGGGTTCTGACAAGTTGTACAGAGAAGGTCTTGAGTTTACAACTGAAACTAATCCAGATGTATTAACACAAGACATGCCAAAGAAGCAAACTAAACCAACAGTAGAAGCTTCTTTATTTAGTATGGCTGACGATAGAAACTACTTCTAATCAAGGATAAACAATGGCTGATGAGAGTTTTCTTCAACCTGATGACGATACCCCTGTACCTATAAATAGTCCAGAAGATTCAATGCCCGGACTAGCAGGGTAAAAACTTTAAAGGTATCTACGATTCTACAACACAGTATCGTGATTCTGAAAGATCTAAAGTATTTATCAAGATAACTAAAACCAAAGTTCTTGCAGCATACGGACAAATTGTAGATATACTATTTACAAATAAAAAGTTTCCGTTAGTTGTTGAGCCTACTCCTATACCAGAGGGTATTGAAGAGTTTGCTCATATGAAAACACCATTAGACGAAGCAACAGATCCTTATGGATTTGAAGGTGACGGTAGACAGATACCCCCCGGTGGTATGTTTGCTCGTGAACCTCACAAACTAGGAACTTATGGTGAGGAGTTTCCTGACATGTTGGCTGCAGGTCCTGCAAAGCTTGGCGAACCTCAGTTAAAGCCTGCACAAAAAATGGCTATGAAAATGGAGAAGTGTATCCATGATCAGTTGACTGACAGTAACGCAGTGAACGTCTTTAGAAAAGCCATATTTGAATCAGCTTTACTTGGCACTGGAATTGTAAAAGGCCCACTTAACTTTTATAAACGTGTTCATAACTGGGAGATGGATGCCGATAGTGGACAAAAGGTATATAGTCCGTATGAAAAAGTGATGCCACGAGTTGAGTACGTGTCATTGTGGGACTTTCATCCTGACCCATCTGCAACAAGCATAGAAGATTGTGAGTATGTCATACAACGACATCGTATGAACAGAATACAACTTCGTGGTCTTGTTAAACGACCGTACTTTGATGCGTCAGCTATAGAAGAGTGTCTTGCAAAAGGTCCTAACTACGAAGATAAATATTACGAAGATACCATTCGTGAAGATGACACTGAGCCTTACTATCAAGAAAACAGATATGAAGTCCTTGAATATTGGGGAGTCATAGATAAAAAATATGCAAACGAAGTAGGACTTGAAGGTGCAAACGAAATGTCAGAGTTTGACCAGATACAAGTTAACGTGTGGGTATGTGGTGGTATGGTTATTAGATGTGTTGCAAACCCATTTACTCCTGCAAGAATACCATTTCAAGCTTTCCCATTTGAAATAGATCCATATCAAATATGGGGTGTTGGTGTTGCAGAGAATATGGAGTACTCACAAAAGTTAATGAATGGTCATTACCGTATGGCTATTGACAACTTAGCACTAGCAGGTAATCTTGTATTTGATGTAGACGAAGCAAGCTTAGTCCCCGGTCAAAACATGGATATATTCCCCGGTAAGATATTCAGACGACAGTCTGGTGTGACTGGCACAGCAATCAACGGATTAAAGTTTCCAAATACTGCACCAGAAAACATACAAATGTATCAGATATCAAGACAACTTGCAGATGAAGATACAGGTATACCATCCATATTACACGGACAAACAGGTGTAACAGGAACTGGTAGAACAGCATCTGGCTTATCTATGCTTATGGGATCAGCAGGATTGGCTATGAAAACTGTTATAAAAAATATAGATGATCATTTATTAAAACCATTAGGAGAATCTTTATTTCAATGGAACATGCAATTTAATAATGATATAGAAAGTATAAAAGGGGATCTCGAAATTAAACCTCGTGGGGTTGCAGCAGTTATGCAAAAAGAAGTGCGTACACAGAGATTAACTGCTTTACTGCAAACTGTGGCTAATCCTGTGCTTGCACCTTTTATCAAGATTCCTAATCTTTTAAAAGAACTTGCTATTGCACAAGATATTGATCCTGACACATTAGTCAATGATCAGAACGAAGCACAACTCTACGCAGAAATGTTGAAAGGAATGATGGCAAATGTTCAACAAGGAACAGGCGAGGGTAGTGTCGCCAGTAATCAACAGCAAGGAATGGGACAACCTAGTGGAGTACCTCAACAGCCTGAAGGAACTGACAGTCAAGGGAATGGTAACGGCACAATCGGAGTCGGAGCTACGCCAACTGCAGGGGAAACTGGCTTTACTGGAAATGCTCCTCAACCTGAAGAGTAACTACGAAAAGGTAATTAAAAATGGCTGAAATTAAAGAAACTGCATTTACTGACTCTGGGTACAGACCCGGAAGAGCTTTGAGTCCAGAAGATTATTCTGGTGGATTTGTAGATTTTTATAAAGACTATCTAGGAACAACTGGTATTAAAACAACTACGTCAGTAGACGAAGAAGAAGAAAAAGATAAGAAAGACACTCCTCCTAACATATTTGGAGTTCAAGAAGATAGTGATGATGACAGTGTCAATCTACTTAGTGCAGTATTCTCCAGACAAGGTAACAACAGTCTAGGCACTGCTAAAACATATTATGATGCTAAAGTAGAAGCAGTTGATTTACAAAGTATGGATTTAAGTCATGGTTCTTGGGATGCTTACAAAAAAGCAACACAAACCTCAGATAAGTCTGTGTTTGGAAAAGATTTTGCTATAGGAACTGCTGCTTTAGTTAATCCTGTAGTTGGATTAGGTGCAAGTGCAATACTCGGAGAACCTGTAACTACACCTTGGGGTATAGAAAATCACGGTGCAGGTATAGTAAAACCCATAGGAAACTATACTGCTTCTTTAAAATACGATGCTCTTATGGATATGAAAGCAATCGGTGGTATGTATGATATGGCAGATGATCCTCAAAGTATGGGTATGGGATCAATGACTCCTAAAGATGTTGATATAGGAGACATCATAAAAATAGACGGTGAATTTTTAGTTAGACCTCGTGGGTCAACTCAATTTATTGGAACATTACCAGTGGGTATAACAAATCAAAAAGCTTTAAATTTAGCTGCAATAAAG